CCCCCGCATAAGATAGCGAGAGATTAGAGAATAAAGGACCTCCCTCCCTCCTAAAGTGTTGAAATACAAACAACCCCCCCTATTGTTTGTATTTATGCTTTGCCAACACTCTTGCCTCCATTAGGACTATTGTACCAGCTCTTATAATATGTCCTAGTGCGGCAATTGACCAATAAACCCAACTCACGAGCTATATCATACCACATATTAAATTCTTCTGAATTCGCATAAAGCCTCAGATAACCATCCAAGACTTCAGGCAAAAGATCATTTTCTTGATACAATAAATTGTATATATGTTTATATATATACATTGGACATGGTCCAGTTTCTCTGAACTCATGCCCAACAAACTCCATTGTATCAGATACAGATTTAATCAACATGCCGTATTTCTCATAAGTTTCGATGTTCTCACAATGCTTAGGATGTTGTAATTTATCATCTCCTACAACGCTAGGAAGTGGATTAATTTCCACTTTATTTTCAAAGCAATATATGAAATGGTAAAATACCCCACAATGAGAATTGGTGCTGATAGTATTAACGCATCCAGATTTCATTACTCCCCAAGATTGTTGTTGCAAGACAGTTCCACAACTAAAAATTATCTTGCAATCTCTAAAAGCATTTTCATAAAGTTTATTGGCGAGTTTTTCCCAATTTGATGTTAAGCCCCTAACTAAACGTTTTCTAAATTCAAGATCAAGTCGAATCATCCAACCTGGGAGATTCCAGTCCCAAGCAGTTGCATCCGTGCCAGAAGTTATACCTTTGTTTTTCCATTGTTCATAGAACAACTTCCAACGTCCATAAGGCATACTAATTCCCTGTTGACTAGGGATATAGTATGCTTTGGAAATTTCTATAGCATTCTGAGCAGCAAACACCATCTGCCAGAGAACTTGTAAGTGTAATGGCGGACACATAATTAACCTATACCTACTGCTTTCGATTTTGTAACTCTTAGTTGGTTCTTGTTTTATGAAGCATCTCCACAAAACATCCCATTCTTCACAATTAACTAAGTCATTAACCATTATCCAAAGTTTCGCTATTTGGGTTTCACTATGCTTATAGCCATTAAATTCAAGCCAATCTCCGATTGTTGTTTTCTCAAACATGAAAGGATAACCAGGAGAACTCGTATTATCGAGTGCCCAAACCGCTTCAATAAATTTTTCATAACTGAAGAAATTCGTTACATCGACAACGCACTTACTGTATATCTCCTCCATGCGAATTAATATTTCCTCCTTCCATAAGTCAGGAGGCTCCACCGATTCGACTGATTTCTTGAAGTAGAGAGAATGGACTTTAAAACTGTTTAATTCGTCCCTACCGCTGACAGGGGGCCAGCTGAGGGACTGTTTAGCTTTGGCGAACCTTGTTTGGAATTGTGGGAGCCTATCAAAAGCTTTTTCAACTGTTTCATTGACAGTGTGCACAGATCTAATGGAGCTTGATCTGCCTGGTTCACACTCCCTGAAGCCCCAGGCTGCATCAGGGATTTGTATTCCCCCGAGTGCCGTAAAGACTCCATTTCCATTGATTCTGCATCAGTATATGAATACTTGTTATCCAATTGACGTATTTTCTTATCGTACATATCAGAAACTTTAGCCCATTCATCGTAATCTATACTATGATATTGGCCTTTATGTCTTATTAGTACCTCAGAACCCGTGTTTCGGATAGCATTTTCATCCAGATCCCCAACAATTTTAAGCAGAAAATCTTCTGTATCCTCGGGTTTCTGTTTGTTTGCGATGCATAACAACACTTTAATGTAACTAGCTGAATAGCCAGCATTCTCCTTTCCTCCCCAACAATGTACTCCAACAACTCTATTTCCCCGCATATAAGGTGCTCCTGAATATCCACCCTTGGTTGATCCATTGTATATCACTCTACCAAAAATGCTTGAATCATGATATAATTTACCTACGGTTCCTTTCCCAACAACTCCTGTAACTTCAACTAAAGCTCCACACGTAAGATTTTCATCTAACGATACTGTCGGTGCTCCTATTGTTGAAAATTGAGTTTGTGTGAGATTGGCGTATGATAAATCAGTATCTAAAGCGTCAAACATTGTGACATCTAACTTAATCACTGCTTGGCTTCCTTTGATATACACTGAGCCATCCTCAAGGCTGGCATCATGAACAACATGGGTAGGAGTTACTAAAGAATCCCATATTCGGACTGCATTTCCATAAATCTCAAATTCCTCGCCATTTTTCCTACCAATTAAAATTTGGCATTTTGGTCGAGGTTTTGACATTTCTTCACTGCCCGATTTAACGGATTCTGCTATAACTCTATCTAACCCTTGCTTGGTCTTTTCGCGGAAAGGTTTTTCCTTTAACTGGTAAACAGTTCCTACCATATCTCTTTTATTCCGTTTAACTAAATAACATACTCCTCCAGTGAGAACGCATGTTGAAGCTAACACCACGCCTGCTGTCAAACCATCTACTTTTGGCAACAAACCAACGGAACTACTCTTCATATTACCACCTACCAACTTTCCTGCTGTGGCCGCAACCCCACCAGCAACGCCTGCGACTATCAGGCCCACCTGTTTGATTACTTGCGGATTACGCAAAATGTTTATAATTGGCAACATTTTATCAATATATTAAATAATAGTAAAATTTTGTAAATCAAGGATCACTTACAAACTCTCTCTATATTTTATATCT